CTAAGACAGCGCCCAGCTTGTTGAACGATCCACCCGCTGACTCTGCCTTGCTCTTTGTCCTATCAATCTCCTGCCCAGCCTGCCTCGCGCTGTCTTCAACGCTTTGGAACGGGTCGGATCCCTTGATCTTCGCCAGTTCACGCTCAAAGCTCTTGATCTTGTTGGCGACCTGATCCAGCTGCTGCGTCTGGCTCTTGAAGACCAGATCCACCGCGAATTGCGTCGCCAAGATCCCTGCGCAGCGTTAGTGCCAGTCTAGATTGGGTGCGCCAGCGAGTTCCCGCTCCTGGCGCGTGACCACCTCAAGCGACTGAGATGATGCAGGAATTATGGCTGCCCGTCGTGGGCTGGGAAGGGCTATACGAAGTCAGCAGCCTTGGGCGGGTCAGAAGCACTGCCCGCACGATTTCCCGCCTGTTCAATGGCACCCTTGGAGTTCAACGGCTCCCCTCCAGGGTCAGGAAGCTCCAGCAGAACGGTCGATACCTAACCGTCCGCTTGCATGGTCAAGGTCGAAAGGCTCGAACCTATTCAGTCCACACCCTTGTTGCAGAGGCGTTTCTAGGCAAACAGCCCCAAGGCTTTGATGTTTGCCACGGGGTCAAAGGCAGTCTCTGCAACGAGGCATCAAATCTCCACTACGGCACTAGAGCCGAAAACCTCAAGGATCGAGACCGAGACGGCACCCATCAGCGCGGGCAGCAAGGACCAGGGGCAAAGCTCACCTTGGAGCAAGCCCGAGAGATCAAGCGGCTGAAAGGAGTTGAGCCAAGCCATGTCGTGGGAGCCCGCTACGGCATCAGCTTTTCTGCGGTGTGCATGATCTGGCGAGGCGTCACCTGGATCGACGCCTAGCCTTCTCCATCGCTTTCTGCTCCTCTTCGCGCTGAACGGCGAAGTAGGCGTGCCACAACCACAACTCAGCCTCAGGCATTGCCTCGCGGAGCTGCCCCAGTGTCATGTGCAGCTCTTTGGCAACGACCATCTCAGCCAGCAGCGCGTTGTCCTTTCGCAGGTCGGCTGTCAGTGCTTTTCATGTCGAGCGGCTCGTCATCCTCCCCTTCTGCGTCCTGCAACAACTGCAGCATCAAGGTCTCAACGACAGCCGCAGGCAGTTCGTTTTTCAGCTCTGCCACATCGCCAGGACTGAACAGCCGCTGTCCGTTTTCATCCTGCGCCTGCATCACCAGCAGCTGAATTGCGAAATCGCTCGCATTGTCATTCCCTGCCAGCTTCTGCGCCCTGGCACGCTGCGCCAAGGTGATCGGCTGCGCCCAGAACTCAAACTCTGTGCCATCAGGCAGCTCAACGGCCTTGCGCGTCGCCTTCATCGCGCACGCATTTTTGAGGCGGTCTAAAGCACGCATACCTAGGAGTAGTGACTCGTTGACAGTGTAGGGAGAAGGGGAGGCCAGCTCCCCTAGCTCCAGCTGCGGAGTCACCACACAGCCAGGCCAAGCCTACCGACAAAAGAAAAGCCCCCTGCTGCAAGTCAGGGGGCTCTGTGTCGATCCTCACCAGGATCAGTCTGCCGCTTACAGCTTCACGCCAAAGATGTCGCTGGGCTGGTCCGCCAGGCTGAAGTTGATCTCAGCAGAGATCACATCATCCGGGTTCACCGACACGCTGAAACCCAACAGCGAAATCTTGCCAGCGAAGTAGCTCGATGCGCTGTCGTTAACACTGGTGCCAGCGCCGGCGACGGCGTTGACATACAGCTTGACGAATGCGGTGCTGTCTTTCAGCAGCGAGTTCGCCATTAAGCGATTCGCCAGGCTGGTCTGGTCTGCGGTGAACAGAACAGTCAGACTGCCCTCGCCGGAGGCATAGCCGCCAACTTGGGTGCGGAACTGCGCGTACTTGCTGGCGGTGCCAACAGTGCAGGGCAGCGTTGTGGTGTCAAGTTGCTCGCGATCCAGCGAAACGCTCCATTCACGAACTTGGCAAACAGCTTCGTATTCGTGATAGCTGACCTCGATGTGATTCGCTGCACCAGCCGTGTCAGCGGTGCCAGTGCCGCCATCACCGTTGAGGGTGATTGGCGCGCCGCCAGCAGTGGCAGACACCTGAATGGTGGTGGCTGTACGACTCACCACATAAACCTTGGTTTTGACAGTAAGCGCAGAATCAAGGTTTGCGGTGCCAACCTCATCAAACGAGATCGGGTCGCCAATCTGAAAGTCGTGCCCAGAGGGAACGGTGATGTCAGCGCCGGCAGGGAAGTCGGCGAAGTCCTTCAGACACGCGCTAGTGCCAGCGGGGATGAATGTAATCAGGCCGTCGGCGCCTGAAAGGGCCGAGGAAGAGCAGGCTATCGGCGAAGGTCCAGCCCCTAGTTAAGGGTGGCGAAACAACGGTGGGGGCGTTGCCTGCGGGGGGCTCAGGCTGTCTTCATGCTAAGCGCAGGACGCGCGCTGTCCCTACGCCGCCCTGCCTCTAAAGGCGCAGGTCACCACGTTGACGTGATGCGGGCGCTCATCTGGTGCGATCGTGCGTGGTCCATCGATGTTCCATGTGCTCGCCTTCACCAGTGCAGCGTGGTCAACGGTTGCGCGGTTGATGCGCGCCCAGCCCTTGATCACCTCAAGGCAGACATCTTCACCAGGCTTTGAGCCCTTCATCTTCGGGCTGTAGATGTTGCAGCGCAGCGTGCCCTTCAGATCCTCCCCGCCATCACAGCCGATGGTGGGCATCACCACATCAGCGAAGGTGAGACTGACCACCGCATAAGTCGCATCAGGACCAGGCGGGGTCTCGGCGGTGTTGTCGAAGAAGATGTGGTCAGCGCTGACGCCAGCCAGGCGCAGCCCCTGGTAGGTGATCTTCTCGAAGTAGCCCCTGACGGTCTGGAAGGTCATAGGTCGTATTGCTGTTTCACCACTCTGGCGGCGGCGTTTTGGATCGCCGGAATGCGGTGGTTCACGAAATCAGGGAACCAGTTCTTGGACTGCGAGACCACGTTCCCCTCAATCGCAACGCTCTGCGCATAAACGAGGGAGTTCGTAAGGTGATATTGCTTGCTGGCATCAATGCGCAGCCCCGTCGCGTCAGTGTTCGGGCTATCGGCACCCTCAGGCGCCACCGCACTGCTTGGGCTGCCCTCAGCCGCAAACCAGGAAGATCTAAAGCGTCCCGTGTCGTAGGGCGACACCTTTGTGCTGCCCAGCTCTGCCTGCGTGGTCACCACCACCTCCGCCTGCAGCGTGTCCAGCGCCTTTTTCAGGTGCCGTTCCAGATCCCGACTATTTGAAAAGCGTGGCATTAGCTCCGCACCCGCAGTTTCCAGGCGATTAAAGAGTCGCCCGCATACTCAGGCTCCACACCCACCACCCGCCAGGTCTTCGCCTGGTAGGTGACCGTATCGGAGGTCTTTGGCTCCAGGGGCAGCAGCACATGGCTGAACCACATCAGCGCCTCCAGCGTCTCCCCAGTGCCACCTTCCTCAACGCGCTTGATCTCCTCCACGCCAGCACGCACGTTGTGATCCACCACTGGGTCCACAACGGTGCCGGTGTCCGGGTCATACGCCGGACTGCCAGCACGCTGGTGGTAGGTCACATCACTGCCGAACAGCGTGACCAGATCCTTGCCGACGTTCCGAAACAGCGTGTCGAAGGTGGCCATCAGCTACGCACCCGAGCAATGATCCGGCTGCTGCCGGTTGCCACGTTCAGCCAACAGCCAAGAACATCACCAAGGAAGGGGAAGCGCTGCAGTACGAATGGCGCTTGGGGTCCGTAGCGCGCGACTGCTGCGCTGCTGTCGGCGTATTCAACGCTCAAGCCACCCAACTGCGCTTTCTTGATTGCACCCGTTGAACCGGTAGAAACCAGCAACGCATCTGGGTCTTTGCTCAGCGCGAGCGCCAACTCACTGACGGCCTCGGTATAGGCATCAGCGAAGACGCGCCCACAACAGTCCTTGGTCTGGTCGTAACAAAGTGCGCTCAGCCAGCGGTTGGCTTCATTGAGCTGGATCTGCTGATCCACCACCGCAGTCCACGCCGCATTGCGCGGGGTGTTCAAGAAGTAGGCGTCCGCCTCAACCAGCGTGACAACAGGGAGAGGCATCAGAGGGGGACCGCAATCACGTCATACCCCTGACGACGCAAGCGGCGCTGCAGTTC